TGTTGTCGGCTACGCCATAGCCTACTGTTGCGCCGAGTCCAATTTTCAAAAGGTCTTGTGCGAGTTCTATTGGGTTTGATTGTGCGAGTTGAGCAGACTTTGCGTTTCTAAGGGTTGTTGCTGCTGATCTAATCGCTTCTATTTTTTTAGCTTGTGGAAGATCCATCTTAGACACAGATCTTCGGACCATTTCCATGGTTTCATCTCCAACTTGTTTGGCTCGCATGGCTGCGCTAGCACCAGTAAACGGGTACCCAATGTCTTTTTTTGGATATTTTTCCGCTAGTTCTTCCGGGCTCAGTCGACGGTTGGGCTTGGGCTTAGGCTTGGACCCTTTTAACAGCCGCTGAAGCATTTTAAGTGCTGATGCTGGGTTCACTAGTACACTCCGGTAAAGTTGATGCCTCTTTTAGCTATTCCTTTGCCTCTTGACTTACCTTTGCCAGCACCGGGTTTTGGCCCTTTGCTTGTGGCTATTGTTTTCTGTTCGGCATAAGGGACAAATCCTTGGTCCTTGATTGTTTCGCCTTTTTTAGCTTTCACTGTTTTCTCCTAGTAATATTCTTTGATTCTGCGCGGCTCGTTGTCCTGCATATAGTAATCTGATTCTAAACCAATAAAGCCGCCTTGTCGATAGCGCAACAACGCTTGTGTGGTTGAATCCACCAAATCATCGTAGTCCCCAAAAGGAAAGGCCGCACATTCTTCAACGAGTTCTTCTGCCCAACGGGTTTCTGGGACATACACCATGCCTGATTCTAGGATGGGTGCTACGGTGTTTACTCTTGTGATTTTATCTTGTCCTTTACCCGGCGAATAGTTCACCACAGGGATCCCCGCTTGTCTAAGTTCATCGGTGAGTGGCATACCCGATGCTTTGGCTTCAATGATAATGGTGTCGGGATCCCAATATTTGTATTGCTCAACGGCCACTCTTTTGAGCTCAGGAAAGTCCCACCGACCTTTTTTAACGTCAAGCAGTAATAAAGCGGGTCTACTGGAATCTTCTTCGGGATGGAACACGCACCAAGTGGTAATAGCAGAATAGTCAGCGGTTTCTTTTTTGGAAAACGCCGTGTCGTAGCTTTGGATGACAAAGTGCATTTCAGGAATTTCTTTCTTACTCCAAGTCTTCCACCACTCTCGTTTGAGTATCGCCCCTTCTTCAGAAGTGGGGTTTTGCATCCATTGTGCTTCCCATTTACTGACAGGAATGGAGGCTTTTACCCCTTGCAGCTCTTCGAGCTTCCAATACTCAGGCCACAGTGCTTTGTTTGTTTCTGGGAAAATAGCTGGGAATTCCACCACTTCCCATTGATCGGCGTGGTCCTCAGCTTGTTTGCTGAGCAGTCTTCCTGTTA